ATGAGGTTGTCCTCAGCCAACTCTGTGCCATCCTCAAGAGATCGGACATACTTACGTATGACTTCATCTTGATTCTCTTTAGACATCTTAGCAAGCTTATCAGCTAACTCTTGGTAAGCGTGAGCATTACTAGAGCTTCCCTTAGCACGGTCCTCAATGAGGGCCTTAATGCGAGGTTCTCCAGTACCCTCTATAGGGTCTTTGATCTTCTTACCACCATTATTAAGGTGTTTATTCTTTATTTGTGCTTGTATAATTTCAGTAGCTGCAGTGTTACCTTCAGCGTCAGCTTTATTCAACTTAGCAGTCAACTGATCAACATCTGAAGACCCATTCTTAGCCACTGTAGTTTTATCATAAAGTGTTAAGCGTTTAGCTTCTTGAGCACCTATAGCGTCTACAAGGATAGCTTGAGCTTCCATATGTGCATCAGAGCCTCTTGCAGTTTGACCTAGTTGATACTCCTTCCAGATAGCTGGTAAGAGTTCGTCCTCAGCATGTCTAGCAATGCCATCAACATCATCAAGGATTGCTTTCTCAGCCTTAGTGAGCTTACTCTTAGCTGTCTTGAAGCCTCGTATAACACCATCAATGACTCCAGCAAACCCAATGTTCAATAATAGATCTTGCTTGAAGTTCTCCGCAATAGAGGAAGCAACACTAGGATTACCTTCAGATGCAATATAAGTTACCACTGCAGCTGACTCATCAGGTGTGAAGCCATCCCATAATGAGCGGGAGTACTCTGAAGCCATACTAGCTATAGAAGTTATTGAGCCTTCTCTAAGAGGGTCCATTACAAGAGCTTCTACGATAGTTTCTTGAATACCAATACGTACAGCGTTATCAACCCACTTAGAATGAGGTAGCATAGAAGCTGTCATGCTATTAGCTGATGTTGCTGACTTGTAGCCAAGAATGCCCTTACCAGTATTAACAATGCCTCCAGCTAACCTTAAAGCTCCCCATCCAGAACCTAATTGACCTCCAAGCATGGCGAGGTTTTGTCCCCAGCCTTCAGGATCGCCTTCAATGATTAACTTACGGATGTCCGAAGCTCCTACACCATTAGCTCTGACGTAGTAGCCTCCATTTTCATCTTGTTCTACTGTTTCCCTCCAGTGAGGGTTGAAGAGGTATTGTGGTAGGACACCTATATGGGCTGCGCCTTCCACAACACCTGCAGTAGCTGCTGTGACTAAGCCTCCAGCAGCCTCTATGTAACCTTTCTCTTCCTGAGCTTCTGCAGCGTCTAAGACTGCAGATTGCTCCTCAGAGAGTACGAAAGGGAGATGCCTTACGTTAGGTCTCTTCTGTGGTGTTAAAGCCACTACTGCATCTTCATTCTCTTCTAAGATTGCTTGTTGTCGCTCTGTCTTATGTGGCAGTCTATTCAACCACAGATCATTAAAGTCAGACTGAGGACGATCCCATCCAAGCTTCTCATGGAGTCTCGGCTGGGGTTGTTCCTGTACTTCCGTCTGTATCTGTGGCTGTTCCTGCACTTCTTTCTTGGGATCTGGCATGTGCTTTCTTAGCCTCCTTATCTTCTTGTATAGCTGCTTTTAAATACTTCTGTGATGGTTTAACTGTACTGTCTATTAAGAACTTACTTACAGCAGCCATATCAGCTGGGAGCTTACTGAACCTCCAAGTCTTACCATCAGGAGACAGGTGGAACCATTTAGCTCCTTGCTGTCCTCCTTGAGTGAGTACCTTGTAGAGTGTCGTATCGACATCCTGAGGTTCTGACAATATAGTAGAACCTACAATTGTCTTGAACTTATCTCTAGCTCTACGTACTGGTTGTTCTTTGTGAATAGCTTTAGTAAACTCTCCAAGTGCTCTTGTGGAGTTGCCTATCTGAGAAGCTGTCTCAGCCCACTTATCAGAGTCTGCTGTAAGCATCTCAGTTGTGAGGGTATTAGCTATAGAGTTGAGGTATTCAGTAGCGCCTTCACGTATGATACGTACTTCTGTTTCACTCTCTAGAACTTCTTTGTCTCTTCGTATAGAAGGCTCAAAGGCTGTACCTATTACAGTAGTAATCTCTGAGGCAAACCTACGAGGAGTTGTGAACTCATGTACCTTAGTCAACTCACCAGCATTCCTAGAGAGCATCTCTAAGTCAGCTATGGTATGTGATTGAGCTAAGATGTCTATATCCGCTTGTTTTATATGGGCTTGAGTTTCAGCCGCTGCTTGTGCTCTAGCTTGAGAGTACTTAGAGAGATCATCAGCACCTTTGAATAATGCGTGTAGTTTCTCTAATCCTTTTTGAGTTGTATGAAGGTAATTAACTGATTCGTCATCAATGACCCTGTTAGCTACATCACTTAGCATCTGACGTTCTTTATCAGACATATTAGGATGCTGCTTCTCAAGATTAGTAATAGAGAATACTGATTGTAATACACCCTTACGAACCTGAGAAGGAAGACCCACAATGTCTGGTAAGTTTCCTGTACGTAGGATCTCTTGTGTGAGGTTAGCTTGTACAGAAGCATCAATCTCTTTTTGACGTTGATTACGTTGGGTAATACTTGCAGAGGTGCCAAAGGTATCATCAAAGAAGCGATCTACCTGCTGGTCGATCTCTAAGAGGATTTCACCTGCACGTACTTCATCATCTTCAGCAGCAAACTGTTCATACATCTTATTGATACGTTGCTCAAAGTTGTAGATCCCTTGCTTCTCACGAGGAGTTAATACCTTATTCTCAGTAAAGTCACCTGTAGCTTCATTGAAGTTCTCAAAAGCCTTCTCTTGTCGTGTATCTTGATGTGCGTATAGAGCGAGAATATCCATCTTGAATTTCTTACGATGGTCACGCCCTGTAGTTTTATCTCGTAGATCTCTACGGAGTTTCGCTTCAGCACGTCCTGCCATACGCTCAGCAGATGTTAAGTTCTCATCTTCAAGCATTGCTGGTAGCCATTCATCTGGATTAGATGAGAGGTCATTCATATGTGGAAGGTACTTGCCTTTATAAGCTGCTGACTGAACACCTGCTTTAAACTCACTTTGCTTAGATGCCTCATGGTCTGCTCGTGTGTTCTTAGCTATTACCTTCCTATCACGTTCCCATGTAGGACCCATAAGGTTATTTACATCAGCATTGCCAAAACGTAGATCTATAGCCTCTTCAGCCGCGATACGCTCATCTTCGTCACCTACTTCATTAGCTGCCCATACAGCCTCTATAAGAGCTGCTTTAGTAGCATCCTGATTAGCCTTCTGCTGTCTTGCTAGGAACTCTGCTTGTTGAGCATCCCATGCAAGCATCTTAGCTCGTAGGTTCTCAGCATAGCGTCCACCTTCAATAGTCAGTAGGTTATGCTCAGTGCCATCATCAAACTTAACCTTAGAGTTCTCTAAAGCTGTGTCTAAAGAGGCTAAACCATTACCATACTGCTTGTGAGCACGCATAAGGGCTGAAGCTACTGATTGTTTCATTACAGGGAACGTATCGGCCCTCATGATAAGACCAGCTTGCCGTCCTGTACTAACAGCTAAAGTTACATCTTGGCCAAACTTGATACCAGCTTGAAGCGGGTTTAAGTTAGCTAAAGGGAAATAAGCTGCCTCACCTGCATTAGCTATCTGTTCGTCTGTGAGTTCTAAGGCTGTCTTCTTCTTGAGGCGTGCTGATTCAGCATTGAAAGCTGCTATAGCATTCTGTTCCATTTGATTGAATGTGTTGTTAAATGCTGCAATAACACTTGGATCAGTAATGTTAAGAGCATCTAGCTTCTCTTGACGGAGCTTAGAGATCTCTGATACCATGATCTTATAATCAGCCTTGCCACTAATAGCTGAGCGAATGCTTGTGGCTATATCATTAACCATAGGCTCTAAATTATAGGCTGCTTTGGCTGCTAAATCCCGCTCAGCCTTAGCTTGTGCATAAGGATTAAGTGCTAACCATCTCTCGTCTTCATGAGTAGCATCGCGCCACATCTTCATGTTCTCTACTAGGTCTTTATCAGGGTCTGAATTAGCCATAGCGTCTTTAGCAATATTAGAAGCCATGATGTCATCAGCCTGAGCTTTCTCTTTGATCTTCTGCTCACCTATAGCTTTAACATTAGGTTCAATTATATTAAGTGTTTCAGCAAGTTCCTCCAAGTGGGACTTAGGGAGCTTACGTTGCGTTAACGCTGTGCTAACTATAGGTGCACGAACTTCTTTAATGTCCTGACCTTCATCTAGCCTTTGTTGGGGCATGTTGTCTCCTTAAGACGGGAATATTGGGGTGAAACCAAAACCACCTGCTGAGGTAGAGGCTGCTCCAGCTGCTTGAGATGCTGCTGCGTTAGCTTGAGATGCTGCTGTAGCTGACTGACCGACAGTAAGCTTAGGTCCTGAGATGCTAGACTGTATAGCCTTAGTAGTCATTATCGTCTGAGCTACATTAGCACCGATACCTATAGCAGCTCCTAGAGCACTAGGCTTATTGATTGGTTGATTGATTTGATTAAGTTGATTATAATGCTGAGCATTCAATCCTTTAAGTTGAGCTAACTCAGCTTGATTGACTGACTCTGACTTAGCATCTAGACGTACCTGCTTACGGTCAGCTTGTACAGCTATATCATCTATAACACGCTGAGCTGAGGCTCCTGCTTGGCCTGCCTCAGACATACGCACGATATTTGAAGCACGTACTCTACGAGCCTCTCTATCAGCATCTAACATCTCTCTAGCTATCTCTTCTTGAGCTTGTTGAGTCTGAACCTGAATGGCTGCTTCTTGTTGCAACGTTGATTGTATCAGCGACTCTGTTGCAGCTGCTTGCTGGATCTCTTGGACCTTCGCATTGCTTCTAGCAGCTCCATAGTTTGTAACACCTTGGGCCACTTGAAAACCGACTAACGCACCTGTTGAGCACATTTAGGGACTCCTTTGTGGAAATATTTATAAGTTGTATTATTATGTTTGACTGTCTCACCTATAGTGAAACCCATATGCTTCAACCATCGGATGTGCATAGGGTTTCCAGTCCATACTAAGTTATGTATTAAGCCATACTCTTGGCACCAACTATCAATTGTCTTAGCAGATGCTTCCAAGAGATGCTTCTTGTGGGTCCTCAGTTGGTCTGTACCGACTGCCCACGCTATGCCCTCACCATTGTCATGAGGGACCACACCTCCTAGAAAGTAGGGAATATCATTGTACACTAATACATCAATGTGCGCTGATGTCCTGAAACCTTCTAGGAGGACCTTCTTGTAATCCTTTTGGTCTAAACTTAACTCATCACGATCAGCCTTCCTAAGGTTGTCTCCTATGTATTCAACGTCCTTAAGTGTAGCTCCTCGTGATTCGTACATGCTTATCCTTTATATGATCCTGCCTCAACATGCCATTCTAAATTTACGAATGTTGCTGGGTATATGTTATGTGAAGTGAACTCTAGATCGAGGTCACGGTATACTGCACCTACTTTAGTTTCGTAGGCGTCTGTTTCTATAGCCACAACATTGTATTGTGACGTAGCACCTTCAGTTGCTATCATAGGATCTGAAGTTGTATCTCTGCCAACACTGGAGAGAACTGCTTCATACCTGTGGGTATTTGAATGATAGACCCATGCAGATTGCAACTCTAGGTTATTTATGACGTGTAATAATGGCTTACCATTCTGATCCTTTAAGACAGGTCTAGAAGGCTTCCATGAGTACTCAGGGACCATACCTACAGAGAAGTTTGAAGCCTCTGCAGTTGTCACTGTAGTACCTACCACAGATATGACATCAATCTCTTCAGTTTCACCTGTAACAGGATCATGACGTACAACCTTAGGGAAGTTACTATCAGAGCAGTATGGATAGTCAAACTCGTAGTTACTCCCTGAAGGTGTAATCGTTAAGTCTGTATCCTCACGTCTGAAGTCTAAGCGATACCTATAGTCCAGCATAGGTTCATATAGAGCTGGGCTGTTGTCTATCTTAGTGATCACTATGGAGTCATCTGAAGTGTTCCTTAAGGTCACATAGATCTCATCATCAAAGAAGTGAGCACCCATGATATGGTTAAGGTCTATTGCAGAGGAGTTGAGGGACCACTTATGCCAAGCATTCTGGACCTTCTCTGCTCCTTGGTGTAATGTATTGTTGATGTATAGCTCACCTGCGTCTGTTCTACCAGTCCAACAGAGAGTCGTTCTGGAGGCTGTATGAGCTACCATCCCAGCTAACCTACCTTCGATATACTTAGGTATGTGTAAGGTTACATCGTCAGCTGTGAATATATTAGTGTCTATAGCTTGGAACTCCATCACCCTTGAGCTATCATCAGTATCTGGAGAGGCAAATAGGATTGCTCTTGCAGAGGTCACAGGTTTGACATCTGTGTCTGACTCGTAGCTAGCTAAATGTGATAAAGCTGAGGCCGTTGGTGAAGGCACACCAGCCATTTGAAACTGTGCATCTTTGGAGAAAACTATGAGGTTGTTGTCATAAGATACTGCACGTTTTAAGACGTTGACTTGAGCACTGTCTGCAGAGATGTCTATAGGGTCTGTCTCTAATACATCTAGAACTGTTGTAGTCCAGAAATTATATGGCTCACCTAACTCTGATAATATCACATTCTCATCTGATAGGAACCCTAAACGATTCTTATAGAAGAATACATCATTAATAGTGTTGCCAAAATAAGAAGGATCTGGAGCTATGTCTGTATCACCAACAGTACGTCCATTGTATAAATCGCCGTCAGCATCTTCGTGTTCTAACAAGAAGGCATAACCACGAGCTGCTGTCCAGTCTGACTTATCGATTATAAGACGTGCTGGTAAAGAGCTTGATGTTTGTGTTGGAGGGGGTACATTATTTGTATAGTAAAGTGTCTCTGCCCATGTTCCTCTAGCTACAGTTGTATCTGTAGCACTGGGGTCTGTAGCTGTAAATCCTACATAGTATTGGACAAAATCAGTCTCTGACGTACCTGTTATTTTTATAGGGTAGTCACCATGTCTCCAGACTGTTGGTAAGTCTGTGAGCTCAGAAACTTCCCTATTAATTGCTGTGAAACCTTTCTCATTACCTACAGGATCTTCTTCAACCTTAGTCTCTAAGTAGTAAGAACTAGAAGAGTCTTGTAGTCTTACTATTAAGACTCCCTCATCTACCGTCAAGGTTAAAGCAGAGTCTGCGGCTATGGTTGTAGCTACAAATAAAGTCCTTAACTCTCTCGCTATCTTATTAGGGCCTCTATTGTTAGAAGACGCTGCTGGACTTGTATATGTAACTGTTTCTGAATTGCCTGCAGGATGTGTAGAACTTGACCAATTGATTGTAGCTGTGTAATCACTATTAGCTTGTTCTATTTTAACAAAGAACCCAGCTGTAGTATCTACTGTTGTCACTGGGAAGATGAGACCTTCTGCAGTCTCTACAGTGTTATTAGTGATGAAGGTAGTATCAGCACTTGTCGCTGTTCTAAAGGCATCCTTAGGTTTCACCCCTGAAGGAAGACCGAAGTACCCTTCTGTTGCAGGACCACCCACAGGTGTGTTAACATCTGTTTCATCATCTCTGTCTAAATCCCATATACGAACCGACTTCTTACCACCTGTAGTATCTTCAATACGCATGAAGTATTTATTACCTTCAGAGTCCTCAAAGAACTGCGTAAAGCTGTCTTCAGTTATCTCTGAGTCTGCTTCAGCTATCTCCTTAATGATGTCTTGAGATGCACGCTTAGTGAGACCTATAGCTACATCTGGTAGCATGTTTATAGACTCCTCTACTTGACTGGGGAGTCTTACAGGATCAGGCTGTCTGGATACACCACCTAATAATGGTTCTGCTGGTAATACACCCATGCTGTCTCCTTAATAAATTCTATTGTTGTAAAATGCTAACGTCGGGTTGTGTAGCATTGATTTCTTGGTTTCTGTTACATTAACAGCCATAGCTAAGCTACGTGCTTGAGCTTCTTCTGCTAAGTCAAATTGATGTTTCTTCTCGTTGGCTATCCAGCGTTGCTGATATAAACGTGCAGCTACTCGCTGGAAGTATGTCCTGTGTTGTACAGGGAGTTCATCCCACTCCAGCATAAACTTCAGCTTAACCTCAACAGGCTCTGTGAAGATGTCTGTAGCATTACGGATGTCATACAAGAAGTCACCTCTAAGGGTCACTTCATGAGTAGCGAAACGTGTACTTACAGATACGACATTCTGAGCTACTTGGATCTTACCTGTAACAGCATCTGGATGCAACTCTTTCTCAATCTCTGTATTGACCTTCCAGAAGTCTGAGTCTGATTGCATGACTTCAGTTACTTCTCTGAGTGTATCTAGTGCTCTTGAAGCGTTCCTAGGTATGTTCGTTAAGCCATTCACAGGCTGTTCACCTGCTTGAGCTAAGATTCTGTTGAGAGCCTGTAGCTCTGTTATTCGTGCTTGTATCATACTTGGGCCTCAATCTTGGGTTTACGGGGTTCAGCATCTCTAACTTTGTCGTAGCCTTTAATAGCTCCTACACCACCAGCTGCTGCTATAATCATTGCTATAATGTCTGGAGGTATGCCAAGGAAACTTCCTGCTTTCTTCAAACTATTCTCCACCATTGGAGAGCTGTGAGAACGCTTCTGCTCAGCTGTGGCTACTTCTTCTGAGATCTCTTCTGTGTAGACCTCTTTAGTGAGTAACTGAATGCCTGTCTCTGTGAGGACCTCTTGGACCTCTGTAGTTTTCGTTACGGTCTTTCTTTCTGACTCTTGGATTGTGTCTGAACGTGACTGCCATATAGTGCAGCCTGAGAGGAACACCAATACACCAAGAGCTAACAATACTTTCTTCAACATGATGTCCTTTCTATAGGGTCTAAGTTGCCTTAGTTAAAGGCCCCTACTGCCGTTAAGCAGCAGGGGTAAATCTTTAGGTATGGTAGATGCTGTAAGCACACTCACCACGCAATACGCCAGTACCTTGGAAGGTCTTAGCTGCGATGACTGTACCTTGTACACGTACACGGTAACCATCAGTTTCAGTCGTTAAAGGCTGAGCTACAAGCTGAACAGCAGCGTTGCGATCCCAGATAACAGCTGTCAAGTTAGTGAAGTCACCATCGTAGGTGTTACCATCATAAGAGTTAGCTGCCACAACACCATCAGGCATGTGGTTAGTCATCAATACTTTGATGCCAGCAACCATGATTACTTCACGGACTTTATTGATACCACCATTCAAGCCTTCATTCAGGTCTTGATGGATAACATCATTCTCTTGAGCCAAGAGATGGAATACAGTTGGATTAACCACACAGTATAAGCCACCAAGAGGCACGCTATTGGCTGCAAAAGCTGCACGAGCAGTGAAGAGTTCAGCTACGAGAACTGAAGCGTCAGTATCAGCGTTAGCTACAGTGACAGAGCCACCAGTTGGGCCACCTGTTACAGGAGCAGCAGTAGTAGAAGCGTTAGCTAATACTTGGATGTTACGCTCATCAATGAAATCAGAGATAGAACGAGACAATTCAGCTGCATATGGAGCACGCTCATCGTAGTGACTCAGGATGTGCTCAGCTTTGTCCATAAAGGTATGGGCAAGGATTGGGCGATCATCTACACTGATGTCAACTTTGTTTGCAAGAATCGTATCACCTAATACTTCAGCACCTGCATCATGGTAATCAGAAGTGGTCTGACCAATGCGTGGGAACTGTTTCGTCTTAGAGTCAACAATAGTAGACTGACGAATCAAGCTAGAAGTGAGGTTACGATCCATGTAGTCTGTCAATACTTCTTGACCGAAGATGGTCAAGTTATTGGCATACACGTCACCAGCGCCATTAGCTTGTTCTGGTGAACTAAAATTAGTAATAGCAGTCATTGCTATATATCCTTTGATAATGTTTGCTAATTATTTACTAAGTATTAGTCTTCGAGATTATCCTTACGGTCTCCCTCAAGAGAACTGAAAGGGTCACTTAGTTTTGTTACTTAACATAAATTAAGCAAAGGTTAAATGCTTACAGTAACACACTATAAGCTTACTTTTGTACGTTGCGTCCAGCGTACATAGCTGAGGCACCTAACGCTGCCCCCTAAGGTTTTCTACCAGAGGAGGAGGTTGTAGGTCTCCCTAAGGAGAAGCATTAGATGCCTCAAGTTATTTCTTAGAATTTAGATCGAAGTGCTTTTGCTTCAATCTTCTTACGATACTCAGGGTCACTCTTATATTGAGGACTATTCATCTCATTCAGCATCTCTTGTTGAGAACTAAATGTATCTAATTGAGCACCTGCAGATGACGGGATGTCATCTATGTTTGAGCCTTGTGGCATCACCTCACCACCAGCCTCTTTCCATTTACCCATAAGGTCTTGGATCATTTTGTCCCGCAAGATAGGATTATCCAGCGAGTTATTGAATGCTTCTTTATAGGCTTCATCTAGGTTGTCCTGCGCCCATGCAGTTGCATTCGTATAAGCATCAGCTCCACCTTCAATGGTGTCATAGATGGCTTGCGCCTCTTTAGCTGCTGCTTCAGTTTCTAATTGAATCACACGATCAACCTGAGCCTGATCCCAGCCGTTAGCTTTGAGTGTCTCGTAAGACGCTTCAGATAGCTCACCGTTATCAGCATATTCCTTGTAGTAGTCGTTGATGTTAAATTGAGCTGCCTCTTCAACGACTTCTTCTTTAGGTTCTTCTTTAGGTTGTATCTCTGCAGGTGGTTTACTTCCAAGTTTCTTCTCAAGTTCTGCATAGCTAGCTGCGAGAGCTGCTACATCTTGGAACTTATCGGGAAGACCTTCAGGACGTTCTACCACTTCTACTTCTGTGTTTTCTTCTGACATTACCTACTCCTCTAGGGTTTATTGTTGTGGTTGTTGTTGGGCCATAGCTTCTTGGAAGCGTTCACCCATTTGCATAGCACCTTCAGGATGCGCCATAGCTGTCTTGAGTATATCTACTCCATTGTCTGTCATTTGCTGTGCGCTGTCTGCTTGTTGTACTTGCTGTGCTTCTGCTTGTTTCGTCTCTTCAGACTTAAGCAATCCAGTAGCATTAATAGTATTACCATTGATAAGACGTAAGAGTAATTCATCTGGTACTATTCCTTGACCGATGGTCTCTAAGCCTGCAATTGAAGAAGCAAGTTGGAGATCCGTCAGGAGTGTCTGTAGACGATTACGATCATTACCACGACCAAGAGCACTAATACCTGTTATGATAGAAGTCTTAAAGTTCTTAGCTGTGTCCTTATTGATGAATCCCTTCTTAGCCATATACTTGAGAGTCAAGCGAGCTAAGGGTTGCTGGAGTTCAACTGCAAGACGACTGAATGTACCACCTAAGGCTTTATCAATCTCTTCTGCAATAGACTGGAACTCTGTAGCTGTTAAGCGTTCAGCATCCCTACGAGCAGCCATCTGTGACATGAATGCAGTGTTGAGATCAGCCTTAACTTGAGATTCAGCTTCAAGTGCTACTTGGAAATCATTATTCTTCTCTACTTTGATTGCAAATACATCATCACGTTCTGCACGTACAAAGCCACCGTTGTCAGTCTCAAGCAACTCATCTGCTGATGTGACACTTGAAGGTCTCACACCAAAGACTGTACGAGCTGATATAAGCGATCCTTCTACGATAGACCTGCGGAGACCATTAGCTGACCCTAAGTCACCTAGAAGTCCTTCTACAAAGCCTGAGCCATAAGAGGCACCTGTAACACGATTGAATGCAATATCATAATAAGGGAGATCTTCAGTTGTGTACGTTTGACGCGTTGAAATCAACCTATGTCCATTCAGTTCCTGAACTACTTCCCATTTATTAGCACTGATCTTCTCTACGTTGGTATACAAGCCAAGCTTCTGCACATCCGTCTTACCCATTCGGAGCATCTCTTCAGGGATGTGAGCTTCCTTCTGATGCTTCTCTGAGAGATTCTTAGGGTCCACAAACTCCTGTGTGATGTACCTAAGGACGTTACCAGAGCCATCTCTGACATTCACATGCTGATTCAGCTTGAAGGCTCTCAGCTGGTTAGTCTTAGGGTTCTGATAGATTAAGACTTGACCAATGAGAAATTGACGTAATATTTCATGTAGATCTGCTCGTGCTGTACCACCCTCTAGAATTTCTAAAGCTTGGTTCTCTACTTTCCTGAGTGATTGATCTATCTCAGTTTTAAATGATTTAGAATCTTCTTCTCCACGTTCCTTAATGAGCTTCTGCATAGAGGCTGCTGTAAGGTCTTGACGGAAGAATGGAGTCCCTGAGGGGAACACTGCAAGTAAGAGCGTTGAGGAGAGGCTATTGAGGCCTGAGGCACCTATAGAGGAATCAGGGGTATAGACTTCTTCATGCATCTCTTGATCATCTTCAGCATCCACATTCAGAAACAATCTAGGTATGGTGAACCGAGCTGACTTGACTGCCATATCTACAAAGGTGATACGACCTGTCTTCAGATTCTCGTAGTCACCTGCAATCTTACCTTGTGTGGTATCATCTGCAGGTTCTGAAGCTATCTTGCCCCGACTCATCCGATACCACCTAATGAGGCTGACTGAGGTTTCTTAGGAGCTGTAGGTGAGGTAGGTGTTGCTGGGCCAATGCCACCAAGACCTGAACCTGCTGCAGTAAGTCCTGTTGCAGGGGCAGCTCTAAGAGCCTTCTTACCTTTCAGCTTCTTCGCTCGTTGGCTATCAGCGATACCCTCTAAGGATTGCGCTGTGTCTGCCTCACGGGCTGCTGCACGTAGATTGAAGTCTTTCAGCTCTTGAGCTTTCTTCTGCTCCTCTGCTTGACGTTCTGCTCTACGCTCCTTCTTACCACCTTCATGCTTTGCATGGGCTGCTGAGCCTACCGCAGTCACTGCTGTGACGATTGCCATTGCTGCTACTGGTCCACACATAGCATCTC